GTCATCATGTCATTAGCTACTTCCACCCCGTACTTTTCAACCCAGGATTTGTAATAACCCCTATTGTAGTTGGGGTTATCACTACCTTTAAATTTTTCTGACAATTGTTTTCTAAACTCTTCTGTCTTTATTTTGTTGTAATATTCTTTTCTTTTTTCAGAATTTTTAGATGTTTCCACCATTTTTAACATACTGTCTTTGGTATGTTTTTTACCATAAAAGGGGTTTTTATCACCTTTTCTATTACAACTCAAACATGGTGTATTATTTTTTGTGGATTTCATAAAAGACCTTTTATCTTTATATACCATCTCACAATTACATATATGACAATTTTTTATAAACATATATTATAAATATACACCCAGTGTCTAAAAGTCCTAAAAAACTAGTCTTCAAATAATTGATAATCACCTTCTTTATCTTCTTCCAAAGAAAAGTCTGAATCTACTGCCCCCAATTTTTCTTTCCAAAATTCAGAATAGTTTTTCTTATATTGATCCACAGCTTCTGTAGTATCTTCAATATAACCATGTGGTACGGCTATTATTTTACCATCTTTGTAACCTAAACCGTTTATATGGTTTTTTAACACAGATACTTTAGTACGTATACCAAAACTAACTTTCCTTTTATCTTTGGTTGCCATTATATGTGAAATACCAGACTTCTTTTGATTACCGAATAAAAACACTAAACTAGATGCCAACCAAATTGCCTCACCACCTTTAGCCTTTATTTCTGGTTGTCCAAATGGGTTATCCGGTAAATCCACCCATGGTTGGTTCACTATTATTAAACTGTTTTCATATGGGTAATCCTGTTTTTTTGACTTGGATATTCTTCCACTAATACCTAGACCTATTTTATCAGCTAAAGTTGATGCGTTATGCATTTTACCACCTTTACCTTCAAAGGTCATTTTACAAGGTACCGAACCTACAGAGTCCCAAAAGAAAGCTAAACTATGTGGTAACTCACCTTTTTCTTGAGCATTTAACAAATCATTCATATAATCAGTGATTTGTTCGATATAATCAAAATCATCACGGAATAAGAAGAATCCGTCCCACTCACCTTCTGAATTTTTTTCACAATCTAAACCAAGCTCTTTAGCATGATCAAAAGACCATTTTCTTTCTGTTATTATGAAAACAGGTAAATGACCCTTCTTTTGTGCATCAGCGGCAGCTTTAATTAAAGCTGTGGTTTTAGAACTATTACTGTGGCCTAAAAACATAGATATACCACACACAACAGGCCCTGGTATACCACATGCTTTGTGAAATGCTTCACCACAATCAAAATACTCTGTTTCCTTGTATTTAGTTTTCGTACTAAACTTATTTTTTAAATTGTCTAATGAAAACTGTTTTTTACCAATAGACTTTTTTGTTGCTTCTTTACTTTCTGACATAACTTAAAAATTAAAATGGCATTTCATCATCATCACCAGCCTCATCCTCAACACTAGGGGCTGTATATTTAGCCGAACTTGTAGGAGTTTCTTTCTTAACCGTTTCTTCACCTTTAGCTACAAACTTTTCAAGTTTTTTATCCCAAACAGGTGTTTCACCATTAGCTATAATTTCAAGATATTCAAGTGGAGAAGATTTATAAATTTCTTTCCATGATAAAGTATCTTTAACCCATGATTTAGCTTTTTCTTTATCATTTGTTAACATTGATGGGTCTTCGGCCATAATTGAAATTATTTTGGTGTTGTTTTTATCACCACGGCCTAACATAAGTGTAAGGTCACGACCTTCTCTACCGTCTGCAAGATTTCCTTTTTTAGTGAATAAAGGTATCATTTTATCTAATTCACCTTCACCCTTATAGTTATGACGAAAACGCCAAATTTTAACACCGTCTTCTTCTTTGGAACGGTCAATAACACGAACAAGGTAAAATTTACCTGCTTTGTAAGTTTTAGCTATTTTTTTATCTTCTTCACTACCTGTTGCTTTTAAAGCCTTTTCGACTTCACACAATGGACAAGTTTCACCGTCGTTATGTTCTCTACAATAAAGTTTTCTCCATTGTCCATTAACTTGCATAACGTGAAAATAACCTTCTTCAAAAGGTGATGCACCTTCTTTGGTTGGCATTAAACGAATAGTTGCTTCGCCATTTTTTTCTCCATCTTCTAAACGTGGGTTAAAATACTTTGAAAAGTCCTTTTCTTCGAAATTTTTACTGCCACCAGTATTCTTATTCTTCTCATACTGTGACATGATTGCATCTAATACATTACTCATTTTGTTTTTTTTTAATTGTTTAACATTTATTTAATACGCAGTACATATGATGTATACGTAGGTTAATTATAATGGATAATTAAGATTTTGTAAAGCAGAAAAAAAGGGGAAAGTTTCCCCTTTTCTATTTACTTTTTAAATTGTTCTTTTTTTCTTTTTAGATTCAGGAACAAAAGATTTTTTAATATCTGTTGTGTTGTAATCTTTAACATCTTCAGGTTTTACTTTCCAAACTTTAACCTCACCGTCTTGACTTTCAGCGTCAGGAGTACCTGAAGTAATTTCATAATTATCTTTTAATTTTTCATCATTCCAATAATCAGTTAATTTAACGTTGAACGGATATGAGTCTAATGAACGTAATTCTAATTTTTCTTTAGGTTTTTGTGATTGAATATCTCTCTTAATAACATTAAGTTCGTTAGCCACAGTATCTATCTTTGATAAAGTAGATTGTAACGCGTCAAACTTGGACATTAAATCTGTTATCATATTTTTACCTTCTTCGGCTGCTTTAACAGCCTTTTCAGAATAACCTTTAGCATCGTCAGCACGTTTAACAATATCTGTTACATCTATTTCTTCAACTTCCTCGTCTGCATCTTCAGTTTCTAACTCGTCTGCAGCACTGAATTCATCAGCCGTACCAAATTCGTCGGTGTCTTCTTCCTCCCCACCTTCAGTATCAGCAGTTTCTTCATCACCACCTTCTTCTTCTCCTCCGAAATCGAAATCAGGGTTATCACCACCCTCTTCTCCACCTTCGGTGTCAGTTGTTTCTTCTTCTGTTTCTGTAGTCTCCTCTTCATCGGCATAATCAGTCATATCATCAACTGCCGGATATGTATGTCTATATCTACTTTCTTCCAATGAAGACTTACCTTTGGTTGGATCATAACCAAGAAGTTCTCTATGTCTTTTTAGAGATTCCGATAATTCTTTAGATAAATCTTTTTCCATATTTAGTTTGTGTATTCGTTTAAAAGTTGTCTACCATCATTTGTGATGATTTTTTTATTTTCTCTCTTTACGATTTCTTCAGGGTTGTTAATTAAACACTCATCGGTGTTACAATCTTCTTGTTTTTTACCCTTTAAAAAATTATCCAAATTAGATTGAATATTTTTTTCATTTTTGTTTTTGTTTACTAACATGACACTTTTTTTATATAAATATCGTTAATTATTAAAAAATATTCTTTCAATAGGTAAAATCTCTAAATCCTCCCCTTTGAGTAGTATTATTTTATTTTCATACTTACTCCAATCAACTTGAAAGTCTTTATGATTAACATTACCTTGTAAACCACTTTCTGTTTCTATTAATTTATTTAAAGCATTAATTGTAAACATGGTACTACCTTTTTTATGTATTTGTATGGTTTTAGGGAGTTCTTTTTTTATGTCTATCCTTTTTTCAATATCTAAAGATAGTCTATATGTTAATACATAATCATCATTCATTTTGAAGAAAAAAACATTTTGTTTTTTAACATTAAAATTTTTCCAAATTTTATTTAAGAACCAATCTAACTTATCTTCTTTAAGGAATGACGCTAGTAATAATGTTTTTTGTTGCATCTCTGTATATTAAGTATGGTAAATATTTTATATCCAAGTACTTAAGTTCATTTTTAAATTCTTTTTCCATTTCACTGTTAAAAAAATTCATAATTTCTTTCACCACATTAAGTACAACATTTCTATCAAACTTTATGAAATCCAATTGATTAAGGTCGATAGAAAATAAATTAAAGTTGTGATATATGTACACAACTTTATTTAGATATAAATATGCAAAACCACCAGAGAGGCTCTTTATTTTTTCAATTAATTCTTCGGTATTATTTATTTTATACATAATAGGGTCTATATTAAAATATTTTAGACCTTTTATAAAATCGTCGTAAGATTTTTTAATAAATTTCTTTAAATCAGATTCAAATACACCACGTTTTTCATCGGTAGAAAATGTCCAATAAAGATTATCTGATATCTTTTTATTTAAAATTGATGCTTTATTAAAATTATCTTTAGTTAAACCCCATCCGATTATTAATGTAGGGAGTTCTTTGTTATCTAATTTTAAATAATCTTCAGGAGACATACGAACAAAGTTTGTTGGTATTCCTGTTAAATCGTCTTTTGATACTATAATTCCAATGATATTCATATAATATAAAAATATAATGAATAAAAATGAAAAAATAAATTAATACTTACTTAAAGCCATTTTATAAACAGTCCATATTTCTTCGGCACCTGACGAACATGCTTTTGGTGTGCA